AAACTCCTCAGACTATTGACGGAGTTAAGAATGAAAATCGATTTCTTACATTTACTCCTAATACAATTAAGTATGCTGTTACAGAAAATAGCCCGTACGGTGATGAGATCAATAAAGCGAAGATTGGGGTAGCTATTCATATTGAATATATGATTCAAAATGGTATTTTAAAGGTTAAGAAATATACGTCTTCTCCGGAAGAGTTTTCTCCATCAAGTACCGTATTTGTCTTTAATGTATTAGCTAATAAACCTAAAAATGCTAAGTCATCATTCAGTAAATTACTGCTTAAAGACGTTCAAAAGAAGAAAAAACAAGTTTTAAAATTAGCTGATAAAGTAGATTTTAGTTCTCTAGATGATTATACCGCTTTACTAAAGACATATATTAACTCAGAAATAAGAGCCGGAAGATTTCTAGAAGATACAGCTATTTCATCTGAAGAGTTTGTTAATTGGATATCAGGTAAGTTTGTAAAGGATATTGAAAAACTAAAGAGCGAGAAAGGTAAAGCGAAAAAGACAGAGCAGATGAAGAATACTCTATCAGCTCTTAAAAAACTTAAACCTTCTATCAAGAATGCATTTGAAATTACTAAAATTATTGCAAATCTTAAGAACAACCTTATTAAAATCTTTAACGAAATCACGCAGAATGACTTATTAGGTACATATCTAGAAGAAGCACCAGGGGAATGGCAAACGACAGCTCCAGAAGGGTTTGCTCTTTCGAAAGTTACTGATGACGGTGCTCAAATTACGAAATTAGTTGATAGAGGCGAGTTTAGTCGCGCTAATTTCGGTACTGGTAAGCCAACTTCACCAGCAACTAAAGAAGATCAAGAGTCTTATATAACTAACCCTCCTACCCGTGGCGATTTTTACGGTAAGGGTAGATTTTCCTCAAAATCTGCTCCTATAAACGACTCTTTCAGTAGTCTATATACAAAAATTATGGGTGAAGATGAAGAGACACAACCGACTGTTGCTTTATATCCAGGAGGATACAAGCCACCTACAAAAGGACATTTCCATTCTTTCGATTACATCTTACAAGATGCTGACAAAGGAGTAATATTCATTGGAAAGAAGGATAGGGATGGTATTACTGCCGATCAATCAAAGCAAATATGGGAGATCTACGCGAAATATCTCGATAAACCCGTTGAAGTTGTTATAGCTAATGTAACTCCTGTTAGATCCGTGTATGAATATGCAGATGAAAATAAAGATGTTAATATAATTGTCGGTGCTGGGGATAAGGATGATGATGTAAAAAGATATTCGTACTTTGATAAGAATATTGATAAATATCCTCTTGTTAGAGTTGTAAAGATACCTCTACAAGCAGAAGGTATATCAGGTACAATGACAAGAGAGTTAATTGCTTCAGATATCGATAAAGCTATCGAATATTTTACCCCTGAGGTATTATCTACTGAAGATAAAGCTACAATTAAACAAATATTAAGCTAATATCTTAAGCTCCTGCGAAACCTGTATCTTTAGCTGTCTTTGCAGCATCGTAATCGTCGATTTCAAGCTCATCATCAACTTCTTCATCTTCAACGTTTGCATCTAAAGCATCATACTCTAAAGCATGGTAAACGGATGATAGATAATCGGAAGCTTTTGTAATTTTACTAGCTGTCCAACCTTCTAAGTTATCGACATCTTGAAGATGGTTGAATAGTTTCGTAGCATATTCAGCAGCTTTAAGTAATTCAGCCCTCGCCATGTCTATTTCACCGTCATGATCGCCATTACAATCACTGCAACCACAATCATCATCTGATGCATCACCTGCTTGTATATATACTGCTTCTTCCTCTTTCTTTACATCAGCGTGTTCTTCATCACTGAATGCACTAAATGTTGTACCGCCCGGTTGACGTCTCGGTGGGTGATTAGTATTAGATCCTACTGTAATTGTTACGGTAGACATACCGTTCGGTCCTAAGCCAATATTCTCATTAACTTGTTTATATTGCTCGAATATTAGATTTGTTTCACTATCCATAATAATATTTATTAAATAATTAAATGACCTTCGATAAATTATATACTTATTTAATGGAAGCATTTGAAGAAGATGCTGAATATAGAGGTAGAAAAGTAACTCTTAACAAGCCAACAAGAGGTGACGTTAAAAAATTTAAAGTATACGTAAAAGACCCTAAAACTGGTAATGTAAAAAAAGTCAACTTTGGACATGGCGGTACATCTGCTAAACGTAAAGGTGAAAAAACGATGAAAATTAGAAAGAGTAACCCGAAAGCTCGTAAATCTTTTAGAGCGAGACATAATTGCGATAACCCTGGTCCTAAAACAAAAGCGAGATACTGGTCTTGCAGAAAGTGGTAATTTTTTATGAGTATTAAAACAGATATAAGAACCCCGGAGAACACTCTCAACTATATGAAATATGTTGAGATTGAAAATGATTCTCGATACCCTGCGGTAACAGGTGGTTTAGGTCAAGGAGTTTTCAATAAATCAGCCGTTTTAGTACAGCAAGTTGACCCTTTAAATACTGGGATTGGTAGCGGAACGGGGCAGCAAGATTATATCGAAAAGTTTGGCGCTAATCTATCTGTTGGAGCTGATATAGAAACAATCTGGGAAACTGGCGGTATATACGAATACTTAACTGTAGCGTCTACCGTATCAGCTATAAGCGATGATTCTGGTGATACGGTTACCGGTACCGGTGCGAGAACTATTGAGATCCAAGGGTTAGATTCGAATTATAACACTGTAACGGAGGTCATTTCAACTAATGGTACGAGTAGCGGATCAGCGTCGACAAACGAATTTTTAAGAATATATAGAGCTTTAGTTAAAACAGCTGGTTCAACTGGTACTAATGAAGGGCATATCGATATAAATGCTGGTAGCACGACTGTTATATCAATCGGTACAAAAGGTACAGGTGTTAATAAAGAAGGGTTCGGTCAATCTCAAACCAGTGTATACACTATACCAGCTGGTAAAACAGGTTATATAACTCAATGGTCTGTAGGGTCGAGTGTCTATAATTCCGGTGTTCAGGCTTTCTTAATGTTATCTGAACCTAATGACGGACCTATTATGAGAACTAAGGATATAATGTTTCTAAATAATTTTTCGATTAAAGATTACAAGGTACCTTTACAGGCATTAGAAAAGACTGATATTGAAGTAAGAGCATATGATACTGCAACCGGGGTACCAGTTTCAACATCATATAATGTTATCTTAGTAGATAATTAATAAATACTAATATGGATACATTCATTAATTTTTTTGAGCAAACTAAAGTTAGAAAAGGCGGTGCAGGTAAATCTTCTTACACCGGTACACGTATAGAAAAAGACAAAAAGAAAGAGCAATCAAAGACAAAAGCTCGCGGTAAAGTTAGTAGCGAAGATGCACAGGATCGCTGTAAGAGAAAAGCTGATAGCGTATACGGTAAAAAGACGTCCGCGTATAAATCAGGTGCGATTGTTAGATGCCGTAAAGGTAAAATCTGGAAAAAGAAATGAAATTCGACGATCTAGTTGATAATTATCTTACTGAAGCAAGCGATAGCTTACATAAATGGTTTAAACGCGGAGGTACTGATCCTAAAACTGGTAAAAAGTTTAGCGGATGGATAAACTGCAAAACAGGAGGACCCTGTGGTAGGGAGTCTAAAAAATCAGGCGGTAGTTACCCCGCATGTAGACCTACTAAAGCTGCATGTAAGAAGATAAAAGGTAAAATGTATAAAAAGAAGGGCTCCAAGCGAGTCAGTTGGAAGAAAAAAAGTAAATCATAATAAATATTGGTATGCCTATTGTACCGCAAAATCAAAATATTACCGTTAAGACGATACGTGATGTTATAAACTTAAAGAGTATCATGCTCGGGCAGGTCTTAACTCGATCAACTAGTTTTAATATTTACGGCACTGATAACAATACCGGTAAAATATATTTAAAATTTAAAAATATAGCTAATAGCGGCTATATACCTACATACAAAGTTACTGTTACAGGTGTAACGGGTGGTGTAGTTACCTTTACGTTAAATCCAGGTGCTGAAAAATCTCTCAACTGGACCGGTCTCTCTAATGGTACGAGAAATGTCAAGATTGAAGAGATTAGCGGAACCGGTACGGCTAGTCGATCGCAGAATCACAACGTCAGTACAAACCCCGCTCAGTTAAAGCAGTTTGAATTCGGTAGACAGAGTCCCGTTGTTGATATCAGTATGTCTAAAGATAGTGGTAGTAATACTGCAAATTATACAAGAAGGTATGGCGTTAATATACCAAACCCTTTACCGGCTACAGATCAAAATGCTAGTGTATTTAACTGGAGAAGTTCATCTGTTTTCGACGGTAATTATAACGTAAGGTCATCTACAAAAAATATATACGGCACGGATCAAAACCAAGGTAGGCTTGATTACATATTATATACCGATGGATTTACTGCCGGTGGAGCGGTTACTGTTAAATATAAAGGTAGATCTGTTACGAGAACATTAGCCTCTAATAATTTCTTCAAGTTCGATAATATTTCAGGTAGTACCGCGACTGCAACGATAACTGATAATACAACCGGTATATCCATATCTAGAAGTATTACACCTGGTTATAGTTCAACAAGATGGAAATCGTATGCCTTTAATGGTACAGATTACTTCTACGGATTTAACTGGTAGATAAGTTGAAAAAATAATATAAAGACCTTAACTATAATGTATAATGTTAAGGGAAATTATTCAAGCAATTAGCGGTAATTTAAAATTTTGTTTACGTAATGATAGAGTGTTTTTTGTAGATAAGTGTCATATACAAGGTAAAAGCATTAATTTTGTTGATGTAGTTGACAAGGTCGAATATACGGAAACTATTGATAATCTAGATTTAATAACATTTGCAGATGCCACTATACCTAATAAGGTAGACCTGGATGATATAACATCTTTCCTTGAAAAGAATATTAATGATCATAAAATAAATAACAGCATATTTGATGAGCTTGTAAGTGAATGTAATACATATAAGGAGCAATTTAATATACTATATATTGATAAAATTAAAGAAGCTGTTATAGATAATAACACATCAAATTTAGATAAATTATTAATAATTGGATGTGAAGGTGTATTTGATTTAGATACATGTAATCCAGATGAGGAATTTATAGTTAAAACAGCTTATAAAAAATTAGTCAATATAAAACTCAACGAAGCTCTGCTATCGCTAGATCAATTTATAGTTGATGTAGATGATAGAGATTTTGAAGCAGAAGCTGCTACCATAAAAGAAGATTTATCGAGCAATGCAATTAATTATATACAATCTATTGATACCATACCTCTAAACGAATTATTTTCAACATGGCCGACTTTATTAAACCCGTCGCCGTTTAATTTAAATAAAGTAAGCGGATGGAAAACAGCTATTTAAAAACAACAAGAGTATATATTACGCTACTATACATATAGAATAAATGATTAGGCACACCATACAGGAGAGTAATTGCAAGACAAGCTATAATCGTAATGAATGCCTGTTTCCATCTATTGCAAACGAGCTAATTAATAATATTAAGCTTAACGCAAATGATATAATTAAATATCATTCAACATTTAATATTGAGCAAATGTTATTACAAAAAATAAATTGTAATGGATTTATTTTTTGTAATTCTGGGTCAGAGTGTATTATCAAGCAAGTAGTAGAGTGTTTAACTGAAAATAATAAACAGTGGGTAATTCCGCACCCTACCTTCGAATTAACAGATTTCTATTGTCGACATTATAAATGCGAAATTGAAAGACCTATATACAAATATGAAAATGGTTTCACAATTGACTTAAATCATATATTAAATGCGCATCAAAAAATATTATATATTGTATCACCACATAACCCGACTGGTACAACTCTGACCTTATCAGAAATTGACGCTCTTTGCAAAAGATATAAATATGTTATATTAGATCAAGCATATACATTACCTGATGATCCAATACATAAACTAAACAATGAAAATCTAATTATAATTAGATCGTTCAGTAAAATGGGATTAATAACCGGAATGCGGTTTGGGTTTGGTATATGTTTCAATAATAAATTATTTCAGGAATTTAATCAAATACGACCGATGTATTTAAATTCATTAACGTTGAAGTTTATCGAATACATTATATTAAACAATATAACTCATAAGGTAAGAAATAAAATCGATAACGAAATTTTAAAATTTGAAAGCAATATTAAAGATAGTATAATTTCACGTGCTGGTAATTTTGTATTATTTGATAATACAGTTAATATATATAATGACCGGCAATTAAAGCAGTATACTTTTACCGATAAATCATTCTACAGACTAACGGTATATGAAACCGACGAGGATAACAAGGTTGTATGAACACTAAATATTTAATATCAGTAAAGAGCTCTGGTCTCAGCTATAATATAATTAGGTTATTATTATTAACAGATTTAGCGAAGAAGTATAATAGACAATTAGTGTTTATAACTAAGGCTGATCATATATCTTTTCTTAAAAAATTTAACTCTAATTGTACGTACATATCATACGTACCTGACCATACTCATTGGTATAATAGTTTTACACGTAAAAAACATATGCATATACTGTATGATGTAAAATATAAAAAATTTTTAAAATCGACCTATACAAAAGATATAACTAATGATAATGTAGATTCAAAAGACATAACATATATCAATGGTGGTATACGCGATCTAAATAATACTGCGCATAATTTATTATTCTTTGACTTCTGCGAGGATATAAAATATACTACAAAACAACTAGATAATATACCTTACCCTAATTTTATTGCAATGGCTAATTGCTGTAAATATAGAGAGGATGTTGTATCTATCAATGTAAAGTTAGATGATCCGGATAATAGCAGGATTTATGATTTTTGGGATGAAATAATACCTATAATAAAACAAAAATATAATACCTCTTTATTATTAATTTCAGGTAATAATGATATAAAGAGATATATAGGTGATAAGCATGACTGTATTTATGAAATAAAGGATACAGAAACAAAATATTCCTTTAAAAGAAATAGTAACACTATACGCGGTAAGCCAGGCCAAGTATTTGATGATTTACTTATATGCGCAAATACTCATTTTTTATCTCACATGCAGATAAAGGAAGAATATGGCGATATTTTAAGTAAGTATAATGATATTACGTTTCTATCTAATAATTATATAGAAAAGTTTGATGTACTCGCTCAATACCTTTCAACGGCAGCTCTCTCGAAACAAAGAATATAAATGAGCTCCAAATATCTCGTATCAGTTAAAAGTACTGGTCTCAGCTACAATATAATTAAGTTAATAATATTAACCGATTTAGCGAAGAGATATAACAGGCAGTTAGTATTCATAACTGAGAGTGAACATATACCTACCCTTAAAAAGTTTAATAATGCCTGTCTATATTTAGCATGCGTACCTGGTCATACCGAAAAATATAATAGTTATAGCTATAAAAGACAGCCACCATCAATATATGAATTAAAGTATAAAAAATTTTTAAAATCAACTTATATAGATGATATAACTCTCGGTAATATAAGTTTAAGTGATATAAAATATACGCGTGGATGTGTATTCGATATATCTAATAGTCACCATAATGTTCTATTGGCAGAATATTGTACGAATATAAATGGAACTGTAAAAGCTCTACATGATATAACCTGCCCGGACTTTATTAGAGGAGTCAGCCACAGTAAATACGATAATAATATTTTGTCTATTAACGTTAAAATAGATGATCCGAGTAATAGTAGAATTTACGAATTTTGGGACGAAATAATACCGGCTCTTAAGAAGAAATACAATAAGACTATATTATTAATTTCAGGTAATAATGATATAAAAAAATATCTTGGAAATAAGCATAATTGCCTCTACGAAATAAAAGAAACAGAAAAAGTATTTTTAGCTAAAAGAAAAGAAGGTACAATTAAAGGTACACCGATAAACATATATGATGATCTAATTATATGTAAATCAACCCACTTTTTACCTCTTACAAAAATAGAAGATGATTATTATGATATAATATCTAAGTATCGTGATATTGGATTCTTATACGGTAATGCAGTTGAACATTTTGATATACTAGCTCATTACCTATCAACAGCTATTCAGGTACCTTAAACTCAGTTTTAAAGGTACAGTAGTTAACCATTACTGCTCTGCGTCTTTGTTTTATACTAACTGACTCTAATCCATGCCATGTATTGCTACTCGGGTAAAAATAAAATCCTGTATTATTAATATACGGTACAGTTGTTACTAATTCTTTTTTATTATTGTATAACGATGTGCCTATGTTAAGACTCTCGTTAGTATTATTTAAATACAGTAAAAAACTCATAATTTTTTCGTCAATATCGACATGAGGCTCGAGCCAAGATTTCTCTCTATCTTCTATAAACTCTACGCGTAGATAATTACCTCTTATCGTTTTACCAGATTCTTGCTCGAACATAAGAATTATGTCATCGCGCAAGAAAAAATCTACAATTTTATTTAATGTAGAATTACTCCACATATTTTCCTTATCAACAAAGAATCTATTACTGTTTGTAGTACGTGCACCGTCGAGAGATGCTGAATGGTTATGTAATTTTATACTATCAATATCAGCTAGTTCGTTATTACAGAAGAAATCAGTAAAAGTATAGTGTGTAAAAGGATTGTTGGAATACCGCTTATTTTTAAATTTCATCTACTATATTATAAATTTAGAGTAGTTATATATCAAGTAATTATATGTTGATATTTATATATATTATAATAATTACTTAAGTGATAGCTAATAATAAGCAAGATATAGTAGAGCTAAGAAAAAATCAACAGGGTTTAAATGATCAATTAACTCCGATGATGGCGTTACAGAGTATATCGATACACTCTACCGAATTATGTAACCGGACGTGTTACTTTTGCCCGAGAAGCGATCCAAAAATCTACCCAAATCAAAACTTACATATATCTGAAGATACAATACGTAGGTTAAGCTCTGAGCTTAAGCTAAACAACTATACAAATAGAGTTGGCTGGTCAGGTAACGGTGAACCTCTACTTACGAAAGATTTTTATAAATTAGCTAAAATTATTAGTGATGAAAATCCACAACTGTCAGTTCATGAAATTATTACAAATGGAGATAAAATTAAACCAGAAACAATAGATAAGATATTTGATACAGGAATTAATCATATAGCTATTAGCTTGTATGACGGTGACGAACAACTCGAAAAATTTATTAATATGTTTAAAGGTTATAGTACAGATAGCTTTACATTAAGAAAGAGCTATTATACTTCAACAGACATCGAGGGGTTCACGAGCAGGGCAGGTGCGGTAAAGGTTAATACTGAACTGCTAAAGAAAAATATTCATAATAAATGCTATTTACCGTTTTATAAACTCAATATTGACTGGAATGGTGATCTTTTAGTATGCTGTGAAGATTGGTTTAAGCTTACGAAGAGTGAGTTAAATATTAACACTCATACACTAAAAGAAATATGGGAATCACCTCTCTTAAACAAATACCGTGAACATTTAAAAAGAGGTAAAAGAGATTTAACAGCTTGTAATAAATGTAATATAAACGGTGAAAAGGTAGGCGGTAAATATACAAAATATTTTAACCTATGATAGATGTTGATTAAAGGTTTATAATTTATAATTATTCGCGGCAATGAACGATATAATCATAATCGGTAATGGGTGTAGTGTACTTGATGAAAAAAACGGTAAGCGTATAGATGAATTCAATAAGGTTGTAAGATTAGGTCGATTTGAAATAAATGGTTATGAGGATTATGTTGGTTCTAGAACTGATATAATATCGACATCACATTGGAAGTTAAGTAGAGAAAGACTAGCAAAAACAAAAACTATAATTTGTGTACCGTTTTATTATAAAGAGAAATATAAAGAAGATGAACTCTTTATTAATAGAGATTTCAAGGATTTACTAGATAATATATTATATATAGATACACAGGAAGATTATCATTATATATGGGATAACTTTAAAAATATAAACCCTCCTTATAAGAGCGGTGATGTTAATTTCTCTCTCGGATTTAAAACGATTTTTCTTATAATGAAGTTATTTCCAGATAGTAAAATAACCGTTACCGGTTTTGATTTTTTTAAAACAGGGTGGTATTGGAAAAAAGATCATAATAGAGATTTAGCTAACTGCCACCCGTATCTATATGAAAAGTTATATCTTAAACGCATGCTTATAGATAAAACTATATATTCACTGTAGTGAAGCATAAGGATTTAATAATTATGGAAGATAAAATAAATATATATATAGGTCTCGATGAGCCGCATTTAGAAGCGTTTGATGTATGTAAATACAGTATACTTGAAAAAAATAAGAAATATAATATTAATATACAACCTATTAATTATAATACGGTAAAAGAATATGATAGAGAGAAGGATCAATACGAATCAACGCAATTTGCTTTCGCGAGATTTTTTGCACCTTATCTCAGTGGCTTTAAAGGTATAAGTATATTCCTAGATGGAGATTTCTTACTATTAGAGTCGATTGATAAGTTATTAGATTTATACAACCCCAAGTATGCACTGCAGTGTTGTCAACATGATTATATGCCAAAAGAATCAGTCAAGATGGGCGGTAAAAAACAGGCTGCATGGCCTCGTAAAAACTGGAGTAGCTTAATGATTATTAATAATGAACATCCAAAAAATAAAACTCTAACCCCGACAACAATCAATAATCAGTCAGGCGCCTTTTTGCATAGATTTAAATGGTTAGACGATGCGGAGATAGGATCACTACCACTACAATGGAACTGGCTGGTTAACTGGTATACCGAACCTGATGACGGTTACCCTTTAGCTATACACTATACTGAAGGAGGACCGTGGTTAAAAGAATATGAAGATTGCGAATATTCGGATTTATGGAAAAAAACATTTGATATTATAAGAAAAACAAATAAGTAATTTGCATATGAGCAATATAAAAGACAATAATAGTGATATTAAGGTATACTTCGAACACTTCTCTACTGATGTAGAGCTTTTTCTTGAAAAAGGTAATAAGGCTGCTGCAACACGTGCACGTAAGTCGTTGTTAGAGATTTCGAAGCTATGTAAAGACATTAGAAAGCAGATTCAGGAGATAAAGAATGAAGGTAAAGCATAAATAATAATGTGATTACTTTTAAACAATTTTTTGAATCGACTCAACCACTAGGGTTGATTGAAACAATAACATTTAAAGAATTAGGTCCCATTGAAGCTAAAGTTGATAGCGGCAATGGGGCTTATAATGTCTTACATGGTATAAATTTACAGTACAGTGGTCTCGATGACAGCTATGAAGGTAAATCTCATGTTACTTTTGAAACAGTAGATGGTAAGACGATAAAAAAGCGTGTTGTTGAATTTATTGATATCAATATTGGTTCTGGTAATATTGAAGAGAGACCGGTAGTAGAATTTGATATTGAAATCGGCGACGAAGTTTACCCTGCTACTAAATTCTCAATCGGCGATAGAGAAGAAAACGAGTATAAAATACTCGTCGGTAAGGATTTCATCGAACAACTCGGCGGTTTAATTGATGTAAGTGCTGAGGGTAATTTAGATTAAACATAAAAAAACTGTTAGCTTTCACTAACAGTTTTGTAATATTGTTATATATTTAAACTACCGTAATCCAGTTGATTCGAATACATCTCTAGCTACTCCAGCTGAGAAGCCGCCTTGTACACCCTTTACAATAACTGACACGGCATTATGACTATGCAAGCTTTCGTTATGCGAAGCTACAATCTTAAAGTCTTTAATACGTGATTCATTATTAAGCTTTTCGAAGAGTAGTCTAACTGCATCCTCTACAAACTTAAGATAAGCACCGTTCTTTTCAGCAAACGCCTGCTCGTCTTCTCTCTTGACCATTACTTGCGTCTCGGTTTGAAGAGCAGCTAAGCATAATTCCTGGAGATCCTCGACCCAGAGCATATCATCAAACTTCACACTAACTCGAGCAACACTTCGTTGACTATGAGGCACTGTAGCTCTATTACGATACTTTTCAGCATGCTCACTTAATTCAAAACTACAAGGGCATGCCGATGAATAAACGAAATCAAAGTGAATATACTTTTTAAATTCACCTTCTTTAGTTAGATCGCCTTCAAATACTACGTCATAATACTGGAAGCCTTCTAAACCACTACGTAGACTCTGTTGCTTAATAGGATATGAAATCTTAAGCATAATACGAGAGTCGAAGCTCTTAAGATTATTCCTATATGTCTCGAGAACATCTCTAATCTTACCCATACTAAATACTTCATCTTTATGGTCATAGAAGCTTCTCATGATACGAGACATATTAATGCCCTTCTTATGAGCTTCGAGACTAACGCTGCCAGTAACGCTCGTCTCTAACTCAATAGTCTTACCATCTCTCTTCTTATAAGTTAACGGTAGTTTAAAGTTATGGATACCTACTTGTTGAATAGGTACAGGTGCACCTTGAATTAAACTAGAAGGGCCGTTCTGAAGGTCAGGTAATGAAGAAATGTATTCTTTATCTGCATTGACATTATCATCATATACTCTAATAGGGGGAAAGTAGCCTTTACTAAACTCTTCACCCATAATTTCTTTTGCGATAACGTCCTTTTCCCCAGTAAGTTCATCATCTTCACCTAACCATTCATAATTTTTACTTTTATCTGACATACACTAATTATATAGTATATAAATATAAAATCAATAAATAATATTAATAATGAGTAATTTTTTAAAATTAATACAGGAAGCAACGCCTGAATCTAATACTACCGATAATACTGATACAGGTCAATTAGCTGCAAATGCAAATAAACCTGCTAAAAAAGGTGGTATTATAGGTAAAGCTGCTAGCTTTGCTCAGAAAACAGCAGCGTTAGCGAGTAAGATAGGTGATATTGGTCAAGGTAAATGGGATATCGGAGATGCTCTACAAAAAATATTAGATAAACAACTTGATAAAAGTACTAATAAAATGGGTTATTTTGGTAAAGGTGGATTTAACAAAATTAAACTCGGTGATGATATTATAAAAAAAATAAATGCATATGGTCAAGATGCATCTGCTGCTTCTGAAGAGGCTCCGGAAGCTTCAGAAGCAAATGAGGCAGTACTACCAGCACATTTTTTAAAAAAAATAAATGAAGCTCAAGCCTCATTAGATAGAAATGAAAAGGGTAGCTTCAAGAATATGGAGCAAATGGCTGGTAATAAGGACGGTAAATCAAAAGCTGTACGTGTTTGGGATATACTTAAAGATGTTTTAAAATTAGATACCGAAATGAAATTAACTGACCCGGATACAGGCAAGAAGGTAATTGATAGGCGCGTGCAATGGATATCAAAAGGTGTACCTAGTTTCCTGAAAGCTGTTAAAGAAACATACCCTGATATACCGTTTACCTTTAAAGGTCATGACCCTAAGAAGGGATTATCCGGATCGAGCGTAGAAGATGCTGAAGAACCGGAATTTAACTTTCAAAAATCATATAAAGGTGATTGGATTAAATCTCTCGGTGAAGACAAAGCTGAAAAAATTGTACAGGGCCTCAAGGATATATACCCCGGTGATAGGATTGAATTTGAAGAACCAGCAGAAGATCCAGAACCAGCAGAAGACCCGGTAGTAACTCCAGATTCAAGACTGACAATCGATAACGCATTATTCGAATTGACAGGTAGAACTAGTTTCGGTGAAAAAGGTATTCAGTATACGCTAAAACCGTTAACACCAGATGTTGCTAATATACTAAAGGATCGCGACATAAAATACCTCACATACTTGTTACAATCTAAAGATAATGAATTTAAATCTCCGGAAAGTAATACCGGTATTATATATGCATATGATAATGAAAACCAACCTATTAATGCTATAACTACAGAAGGTGTAAATTTTCAATGGAACGGCCAAGAAAAGTTATATACATTGAGCAGTGAAAATAAACAATTAATGGGTGTTAAATATAGTGACGGTCAATACCCTATTAATAAAACAGATGTAAAGCCTTTAACTGACGGTAAGCATATTCTCATGAGACCCGATGAAAAGTCAGGTTACATGAAATTTCAAATATTGCAAGATTTACCAACAACAAAGCAATATTTAATTAACTACAAAAAAGGTGCTGCAGCAACTGAAGCTGAAATTAAAGAAGCTGAAGCAAAAGCTAACCCTTCACCTACATCAGAGGTAAAAAAATAACTGAATGATCTCCTCCTCCCTTCCACCTAAAGGTATTTTAATAGGTTAAAAATATAAATCAACTCTTATCATAAAAAAAGTTGATTATCATGATATATACTTCATAATAATAATATGAGATATATTTCAACGAAGATTATTCCTATGGGTAGTACAGCTTTTCGTCAATGGAGAGCAGATAGTCATTGTAAGTTAATTCATGGTTATAGATTGCAATGTAAGTTATGGTTTACAGCAGATCAATTAGATGATAAGAATTGGATTTATGATTTCGGTGGTTGTAGAGAAATTAAAAAACTTTTAGAAAATCAATTCGATCATACAACTGTAGTAGCTGCTGATGATCCAGAATTAAATACATTTAAGTTGATGTCTGATAAGGGCATGATTGATTTACGTATTGCTGAAAAAGGTGTAGGTATTGAAAGAACTGCTGAATGGGTTTATGAGACAACTAATAAATTTGTAACTGAACAAACTAATAACCGTGTAAGAGTTATTAAAGTAGAGGTCTGGGAGCATGAAGGGAATAGTGCAATTTATGAAGAGAGTCTCGGTGATATTACGCTACAGATTCAAGATAATACAGAGAAAGAAAATGTAACTGCAGTTGTAGAAAATACAGTTACTGAAATTCCTCAAGATAAACCAGTAAAAGAACAAACTTATGCAGCACCTTTACATAATAAAGTAACGCAAGGTTTAGGTAATCCATTTGAAGGTACGTCGTGGGGTTAGGAGATATATATCAAAACAATATAAATAAAAATCCAATTAATCAAGCGGGTATATCTAGTGGTATACCCGCTACCCGTGAACGAGATCCTCAACAAGTAAAACTTGAACAGGATGTATTTGCAAAAATGCGATCAGTTATACCGCAACCAAAAAAGGAAGATGTAAATTCTCCGATAGTAAATGTACAACCAATCGGTTTAGAACAAGCTTTAAAAGAACTTTTAAATGGTGTTGAGTCTCTCGACGATAAATCTTAATATCTCACTTCTGACAATATCTTCTTCGTTAAATTTAAAAGTAGTTATACCATTTTCATCGCAAACAGGATCATCAAATGCTTTGAATATATTCATGAAACCGCTTTTTTCACCAATATCAGCTTGATATGTATCACCTACAACAAGATATTTACTATTTTCACCAAATCTAGTTAAAATAGTGGTTAACTCTGATTTAGTCATATTTTGAGCTTCATCTATAATAACGCAAGCATTTTTAAATGTTAAACCTCTAGTAAAATTAACAGGTATACATTTAATATAACCTTTATTCATTAAGTTTGAACCTGCTCCTGCTGTAGTTATCTCTTCAAGTTTATCTACTAAAGGCATTGACCATGGAGCGAATTTTTCTTCTAACTCACCTGGTAACGCACCCATACTACGTGAAGCACTTTCAACAATAGATCTAATATAGATAATATTATCTATTTGTTTTCTGTTTAGCATTTTTAATGCAGTTAATACTGTGAGGTAGGTTTTAGCTGTACCAGCTGGTCCGTCAATCATACACATTCGCGTATCTTGCTGCAATGCTTTCACTAAAAATTCTACCTGATTCGGTGTTAATTTGTAGTCTTCGTTAATTTTGAAGTCGAGATCCCAGTTTTTTTCACTGTTAATATCGACTGTATTTTTAAGAGCAACATCATCTGATGACACTTGTCTCTTAACCGCTTTTACTCTTTTACGAGTAGGTGTTTTTTTCGGCATACAAATATTTATATATTTATACCGGTGTAAAATACCTGGAATTTTTAATGTAATTTTGATTAAATATAATACTCAAGCTTGATAATTATAGGGAACTATGTTATAATATAGCATATGAGTAACGATATTTTATCTTTAAGTAATGATCATGTATTTTATACCGTAGAAGGTGAAGGTAAGTACATTGGTTGGCCGTCTGTTTTTATGAGAATGGCTATGTGTAATTTAACATGTCAAGGATTTGCTTCTCCTGATTCACCTCACGGTTGTGACTCTTTTGTATCATGGTCTGTAAAGAATAGATATACTTTTGATGAACTTAATAATTTTTATGCTAATAATGGGTATGATAAAGAATTAAAAAGAGGAGCTATTCTTAAGATTACAGGTGGTGAACCTCTCTTACAGCAAAAAAGACTTCTTATGTGGTTAGAGACGTTTGTTGAAAGATTTGGATTCAAACCTCGTATCGATTTTGAATCTAATAGTACTTTAAAGCCTAAAGATGAATGGTATGATTTATATGATGCGACATTTACCTTATCTCCTAAGATGAGTAATAACGGTGACCCTGAAGACCGTCGATACAAACCAGATGTAATTGCTCATCATAATGAAAAGGGAGAATGTTTTAAGTTTGTTATTGATTCAGAAGATGATGAAAAGGAATTGTTTGAAAAATATATTGATAACGGGTTAGTAAACCCGGAAAATGTTTGGTTGATGCCTTGTTGTGGTAGTAGAGATGAGCATACTGCGAAATCTGCTATGGTAGCTGAGTTGTGCAAAAAACATAATTTTAAATTCAGTCCACGTCTACAATTAGTCATCTGGGATCTAGCGTTGCGAGTATAATTTATGAGTCAATTAATATGTAACCTACCGAACACGAAAGTGTATGTTAGAAAAGAATATCTCAGAGATGGTAAAGATGGACATGGTGAATTTGTAGAAGGTCATTGGGTAACTGCTAAAAGTATTCCTGGTAGAGCCTTTTACTTTGAAACCTTTTTACCAGAATACGGTGCAGTGTATGATAAACTACCTATTACTGCTTTTGTATCGTCACCTGAGACACCAACACCTGATTACGATTTACCTAATCTACAGTTTTGGAATTGTATGGATTATGGAGTTACTTGTATATACAAACAATTCATCGGTAGTATGGACTTTGAAGTATTTACAAGGACGCACGATATTGTAAAAGGTACTTATATGTTTACTTTAGATAACTATCATGTAAATACTGATCAACCTGATTATTCAACAGCAGAAGTACCTGCAGAACATAAATCATTTAATATTATTGAATTAGAAAACGGACAATATGCATTATACCCTAATAATAGGATGAGAGTTTATGATAACTCTTTAACCCCTCAAACTCCTAAAACTCCTGACTTCATGGTTAGTACAGAATTTTATCAAGTTGAAAATGGTTACGAATATCGTTTAGGAGATACTGATGAATATTTCTGGAAAACTAAAGATAAAGGAATTAAATAAATATCTATGGAAATATTATTATATATCGTTGTTTTTGTAGCAGGTATCGTTACCGGTGCTTTAGTTACACGTAACAACTTGGAAGAAGTTAACAAAGTGGTTGAAGATGCAAAAGAGTTAGCTGCTAAAGCAGAAGCAGAACTTGCAGAGTTTAAAGCTAAGCAAAAGAAGCCTCCGGTTAAAAGAGGTAGAAAACCTGCTGCTAAAAAATAATCACTTTTTCACCCCTTAGATTGTCTCTTAGAGCATCTAAGCCCCCTACTAGCTGCGGTTAGTAGGGTTTTTCTTTCTCTGTTATAAGTTCTTTTTTATTTTTATCTATAATATGACGTTCTTGAATTAATATTTTTAATTTCATATCCAGTCTTATCATATCATTATCTAGAGCTTGTATTTGTTTTTTAAGTTTACCTAAAGAAGCTCCAGCTTTATCTAG